CGGTAATACGATTACGAGACGCACCACCAAACAAACTACCTGATAACAAGCTATTAAAAATGAACGAACCTGTATCAATGTAAGATTCGGTGTCGTCGATGTCTTTGGCGAGTTGGGTGTATTCGTCTCCAATTTCCTTAACTATCTCTTTTAAAAAATCCATAACTATTTAACTTCATCATGTGTATGGTTGTCCAGTTTACCAGACATTTCATATGCACCTTTGTTTCCACCATGCCCATGTGCAATACCTAATTCATGCATCTTAGCATGCTCATCAATTTGATCTCTTAGATTTTCTTTACCTGGTCCAAAGGTTAGGTATAAACCATAAACCACAAGAACCAAAATACACACGCCCATAAAGACCGCATATGCAGCACCGCCTTGTAGGTTACCGTGAGGAATTAGTGTAGCAAACATTTGTATACTGTTGATGGTGTTATTATAGCATCATTTAGTCTAAAAGACCATGCCGTATCTTTCCCTGATAATCTTCTTATAAGGACCACCAGGATTTTCATCTCTAGTCTCCTTTACAATCTTTAACTTCTGATAAAGTGCTGTGTCACCACCTAGGTGTAATGCACTTATGATAGTGGACAACTCTTTGTCATCTACAGGTAATTCCATTAGGTAAAAAACGCCTCCAGCGTCGCAGTTTTTTCTACACTCCAACCAATCGCATTAAGAATCGCTTTGAGAGGTTCTACAAAAGACTTCTCAAATTGTAAGTCATAATCGACATATCTGTTCAAATCAAGTTCCTTAGGGAAGTCTTGAATAAATGACATCACATTCTCATGAACAGGATTGGGTAATTTAAGATAGCAAAATTTAACCTTCTCACCATTATTGATGAGTGAGTACTTATTGTCTAACTTATGTTTCTTAACATAGTAGTTAAACAACAAAGCCCCCCGTATATGTATAGGAGTTCCTTTTGCATAAATCGAATTTACTGCTCTATACTTCTCAACATTACTTGCAGATCTTGGAAAAGAGATATCTTCTGGTGGAAGTGTCTTAAACTTCTTACGAGCATTATCAATAAACTCAATTACCTCATCTTCTGTTCCATTCATCATAAGTTTAAGTGCATCCTTAATCATGGTACGACAAGGTGCAGGAGTTGAGGATTTAACTGCCTCAATACCCATCATCTTTAACTTAGGTTCATTATACTGAACCCCTTCACTATTCCATACATTAAGAATATATCTCTTCTTAGCAGTCCAAATACCACGTTCAGCGATATTCTCTCGCTTCATTTGCATCTTTTGGTCATAGGCGTTGACGTACCCTGCCAATTCTTCGTAAGAACTTTCAATATAAGGTTCAAGTTTAGTTTCACACACCTGGTCAAGGAACCTAACAACGCCCTCAGTAGTTTTCTCTCGCCCCTTGTATACAGTCTCAACCAAATCACCCAAATTAAGGTAAATGGAATCAGTATCTGAAGCAATAACATAATCAACCTCCTCTGTTTTCATAAGTTTATTCAAATAAGCATTCATCTTATTCTCTATCCATCGAATAGAGACTTGTCCAGATAAAGTAATAGCTTCTGCGTTCGCTAATTTATAATACCTGAAGTACTGATTGCCGATAGCACCATAAGCAGAATTAAGAGAGATCTTTTTCGCCATCTGGATGTTGTTGCACCTTGCAATTTCCTTCTCCAGTGCCTCAGTGGGGGTCTTCTCATAAGCTTGCTTTGCCTCCAACATTTTCTTTTTGAAGATCACACGATCTCCATACATTTTATCCATAAGTTCGGGAAGGAACCCACGAATATCCTTCCTATATTGTGCTCCATTTGCACAGACAGAATACTCTCCGTCAAACTCACACTCTTTATTTAAAATCCGTTCAACGCTTGCACTGGGATGTCTAACCTCCCTGAGTGTTTCGGGTGAGATATTGTATTGCATAATAAGATGAGGATACAAGCTATTAAGGTCAAAAGAGACAACCCAATCATAGCGTCCTGGTTTCGGTTCCTTAACATACGCCCCCGCATACTTGTCGTTTTTATCGGATCTATTTTTTGGAGGTATAACAATACCCCTCTTCTTTAGATAGTTATAAATGATCGTATCCCACATACGAACTTGGTAAAAGACATCTTCGTAATTCACCTTGGCTTCATATGCCATAGTGAGTGCGAGTTCGATCAATTTCATCTTGCCTTCCATACGGTCAACAAGTTCCACGTCAATTATATTATACTCTACAAATTTTTTCCACCCCTTTGTATAGAAGTCTTTAAATGTGTCAAATTCACTATGGTCTAACTTCTTCTGACCAAGTTCTACACTAGCAATATAATCCAACCTATAAGACTCCTGTGCCTTATAAGTAAACTTCTTATAAAGATCAAGATAATCTAACTGTGATATACCACCAATATCATATGCAATTTGTTTTCTACCAGCAATATAAACTTCATCCTCCGTCACCAATCCCCAAGGTGACATACGCTTCATTAATTTCTCACCAAGAATACGTTCTATCCTACGAACAATATATGGAATATCATACAACTTACTATTCCATCCAGTAATAACCTCTGGAGTATTCTCCTCTATCATCCACCAATTAATAAAATCATTAAGTAGATCATACTCATTATTAAATTGCTTGTAATATAGATTATCTTTATGAGTTTTAAAAGGACCATTACCCCAAGTAATAATCTCTTTAGTAGTATAATCCTGAACTGTTATAAGAAGAATCTCTTCAGCAGCAGATTCTACATCAGGGAATCCCTGTTCAGAAGCAACCTCAATATCAATCGTAACCAGTTTAACTTTACTAATATCAAACTTCAATTCATCTTCAGGATATTTCTCTGAGATATACTGGTAAATAAATCTCTCATTACCATATACATCAAAACCTGGTACAGGTTCGTACTTCTTTATAAATTCTCTTGTCTCACGAACAGTTCCAGGTTTAACAGGTGCTACCTTCAAACCCTCAAGAGTCCTATAGTTAGTCTTCTTCTTAGGGGACTCAACAAAAAGGGTTGGGTAAAACTTCTCACGGGTTGCGAAGTGTTTTCCATCTTCGTAACCACGAACCAAGAAGTTGTCCCCAACCATCTGAACGTTCGTATAGAACCTCATTTACTTTGTCAAACTATTATATACGTCTAGTATTTTACCAAGAGGTTCTGCAATAGTCAAGATTTTTTCAGAAGAAATCATAAATTCATTCTGACTTGTTAATTCTCCTAACCAAGGTTCTAATGTTGCATTTCCATTAGATTGAGGTATGAGATTAAAAGGTTCAATCAACTTACAGTCTGGTTCCCCAATATCTGCTCCAACCTCTTCTATCTTAGATATAACTGTTCCACCAGTGTGGAATACAATTACTTGTGGTTTAAGTTCTTCTGCCATTTAGCAATCCTCACATTCATCGGTTAAAACTACAGTTTGTTCTTGAGTCTCTTCAGTTTCTTGAAGAATATCTCTTGTATACATTTGACGCAACTCATCGACAGGATCAATAAAAGTTACAATCCAATCCAAAGGTACTGGGAATCTAGTTCCTTTACCTAATGGAATCCACGGAGATAATCTGATATCAAAGGATGCACCTTTAGCATCTCCATCTTCACCCTTACTAATAATAGGTTCTGAAGTAGTTACAATGCAAGGTCTAATAAAGAAGTATCCAACAACTTTATCTTCTAGTATCATCTCTTCAACCTTAGCAATTATTTGCTCTCCAGTCTTTATGACACCTAATTTAATCATAGCAGTATGTCTTTGTGATTATTATATAGCCAATAAAATGGGGTGTCAACTGGATTTTGCCAGTACACCCCATAACACGGCGACGATATTCAATTATATTTATAGGAAGTCCTTACGAGCATGATGCTCTGGAACCACCTTACCAAGTTCAACTACCAATAATCCGTCTCCGAATCGTACATCTCGTACTTCGGTATCATCTGTGATTTGCCAGACCCTAGTGAAAGACCTGCTGGCCAATCCTTTATGGACAAACGTTGCATCTGTCTCCTTGTCTTCCTTGATGCCTTCGACATATAATTTTCCAAACTCCGTATAGACTTTGACTTCATCTTTCTTAAACCCCGCAAGGGCGATTTCAAGTCTCGATTCGACATTATTCACCTGAATTAGATTGTAAGGTGGATAATTAGAGTTTGTTGTAGGACTATCCCAAAATTGATTGAGATAATCATCCATACCAATACTGTTACGTGTAATCTTCTCGAATAGTTCTGGAAGATTAGCTGCGTGATAACGTGCTAGTGTGCCCATTGTTCTTAGCTCCTTATTAAGCGAGTTTGTGTTTTGATGTCCCTTTCGGCGACACTACTATTTAACCACAGATGCTTAAAATATCTAGGTCGGAATACCCCAAATTTTAGTACAGTAATCCGTAATAGATCTATCAGAAGAGAAGAAACCAGACCTTGCGGTGTTGATAACCGCCATACGATTCCAATTATCCTTGTCCCTCCATGCATCACTTACACGATCTTGAGCAGCAATGTAATCATTAAAATCTGCCATGACACAGAAGGGATCATGATTTAAAAGATTATCCATTAATGGTTTGAATACGTCTCTATCACCATGAGTAAAGTGTCCACCTTGTATGAGATTAACTGCTTCCCATAACTCTGGACACATATGATCTTGTGGGTTATAACCATGTCTCCAAAGATCACTAATCTCTTGTTCATTTTTACCAAACAAGAAGAAGTTCTCTTTGCCTACAAGATCAAGTATCTCTACATTTGCACCATCAAGAGTACCGATGGTTAAAGCACCATTCATTTGGAACTTCATGTTACCTGTACCTGATGCTTCCTTACCAGCAGTAGAGATTTGTTCTGATAAGTCAGCAGCAGGATATACCTTCTCACCCAATTTAACACTATAGTTTGGTAAGAATACTACACGTAACTTACCATCCATATCTGGATCTGCATTAATTGTTTCTGCAATGCGATTAATAAATTGAATGATTAATTTTGCCATATAATATCCAGGTGCTGCTTTACCCCCAAATATTACTGTGCGAGGAACGAAGTCCTTTCCGTTTTTGATTCTAAGATACTGAGCAACTACTTGTAATGCAAGTAAATGTTGTCTCTTATATTCATGTATACGTTTAACGTGTACATCAAACATACTACTAGGATCTACACAGATTCCAAGATTGTTAAAGATATAAGTTGCAAGATGATGTTTACCAATTATCTTGGTCTCTGCAAACTTATCTAAAAGATTCTTATCATTAACATCTAATTCACTTAGTAAGTCCATATTAGTAACCCACTCTGAACCAACTGCTTCAGTTAGAACAGTTGCAAGATTTGAATTACATGATGCTAACCATCTACGTGGAGTAACACCATTAGTTACATTAGTAAACTTATGAGGCCACATATCATAAAACTCTGGCATCAATTGTTTCTTAATAAGATCAGAATGTAACGCTGCAACACCATTAACATGATGAGAACCAACAGTAGCAAGATGTGCCATACGAACTGACTTATTGCCATGTTCATCAATAATAGACATCTTTTCTAACATTGATTCATCAGCAGGATACTTTATACGAACAGCATTAAGGAACCTACGATTAATCTCATAGATGATCTCCATATGACGTGGCAGTAGAGACTTAAAGAGTCTAAGATCCCACTTCTCTAATGCCTCTGGAAGAAGAGTATGGTTTGTATATGCTATAGCAGCATGGGTTATCTCCCATGCATCTTCCCACTCTAAATGTCTAACATCTACAAGAAGTCTCATCAACTCTGCAACAGCAACAGATGGATGAGTATCATTCAACTGTACCTGATAA